CTTCTTGCTGTAACTCACCAAAACCTGTAGTCATTTGTCTAATTAAATCTTGTTCTACTGGAAAAAACCTATTTAGGTAATCTTGAAACTCAGCTTCATATAGATCAGCCAAAGTATCTTGAGCAGACTGATCGCCTTGTCTAAATGGGTTGACATAAAGATTGCCCCCAGATTGCCCATAGTTGCCAGCCATGCCACCACCATAGTTACCGTAACCACCGCTCATATCTTGAGGTCCAAAAAGAGGCAATCCTCCAGTATAAAATGCCATTACAAGAGTGCTCCTATAACTTGTGAGCCAATGATAAGAACATAAAGTCCCCAAATCATAGACTCTAGTCTAACAAACCTTTTTGATCCAGAGTCTAAACGAGCTTCAATGTTTTTATAACGAAGAGCACATATTTCTTCGTGTTGATCTATTCTTGTTCTAGCTGTTTCCATTAATTACCAAGTCCGTATAAACCAATTCCTGTACCAACAGCAGCACCAATACCCTGTTGCCTACCTAAATAACTACTCAGACTTGATTTAGCCTCAGCAGCAGATCTTTGTTGTGCTAGTGCAGCAACATCTCCGAGACCTGCCATAGCCTGACCTGCCTGACCTTGACCCATAGCGACAATATTTTGCATGCCCTGATAATATCTATCTACCTGCCCAGACAGTGCCTCAGTTGTGCCCGCACTCATACCTCTTGCCTGTGCGGTTTGCATAGCTCCTGCTGCCGCTTGATATCTGCCACTTGTTGGATCTACGCCTTGTGAGAAGGCAGCTTGCTGCATTTGCCTTCTTGCGTTCTGAAATTGTGGTTGTTGCACTGCGTTGACAAAACCTTCTACAGTCTTAAAAGATTCTGGCTCCATCATGGCAAAAACATCAGACATATACTGATTTTCTAGAGGAACATAATATTGTTGATAAAGATTAAATCTTCTTGCAGCTATTGAAGCTAAAGCTTTTTGTGATGCTGAGTCTTTTATTTGTGTTGATCCGCCACCGCCCATTATAGTTCTTTCTCCGATAAATAAAGTTTTATTTGATAACCTCTATGAGATAAAGCATCTGCTAATCCTTTCCAAGCTGTCCAAAATTCTATTTTATTACAACCTCTTTCTCTTGCCATGTCTTCTATATAATCCATGTATTTATCAGCTGCCTCGCCTCGTTTATCATATGCCACCCAGATTAATAAGGACTTAGTTGGCTGAAACATGCTGGGCTTTTCTTGTAGAATGATAAAGCTTTCACATGGTTCTTGCTCTATATCTACATAAAGCTCTGCAATGTTATTTACCAAAGCTCCGTAAATGTCTTCTGGTCGCCACTCTGGATTTGCTTCTTCTTTTATTTCCCGCAAACCAGGGGCTATGAAATCCCAGTAAACTCTTACATCAACCTGAGCTAACATTTTTCTTGTAAGATATCACTTTTTATTATATCTATCAAAGCAAATCCGCCTAATTATCCTTATCCATAAGGGTTGTTTAAATCAATATCATCTAAAGATGTTGGCATATAACCAGTATCTTCAAATGTTAATAAGCTATTTAATTCAAGCTCCTTGTCATTAAAGTGTTCTGTAAGCCATTGTGTTACCACGCTATCATTAACATCATCTATTTCTACAAAGCTTGAACTAGAAGTATCTTTGCCAAAATAATTAAAAGTTATGTATTGATTTTTAACAGTTACGGTGTTTGATGAATTAGCTGTTTCGTATGCATTTATAGTGTATTCAACCTCTGTAACAACATCTTTACCACCCTGAACAATCTTTTTTGATGTTATGGTGTTTGGTGTAAAACTAACTGTGTATCTTTTTAAAACTGCCATAATTAACTTGCACTAAATTTAACAAACCTTGCATCAACTGAGCCGATCTGTCTGCTGTTTCCGTTTCCTTGCCCATACACAAATAAGTTTACAGTACCTGTTCCAGTATATCTAAATGCAAAAGGTATATTTGCCGTATCTGAGCTAGATGTTAACCTACTTTCTGATATAAGTCCTGGGAGCTTTTCGAGGTCTGGTGTTACATATCTAAAAGGTCCAGAATCACTATCTGTAAGTTTTGTGGTGTCTGTTCCTCCCGAAGTAACCTGTGTATTTATTTGAAAGCCAGAGCCAGTACCAAAAGTACCATCTGAGAATAAAAGACTAATTGTTTTTACCTGTCCATTACCTCCTTTAAGTCTTACATATCCTTGATAAAAACCAGAACCAGAGCCAACAGAAACAACGAAAGCATATCTTTTACTATTATTGTTAAAATTACCAAGACTTGACCCTGATACTAAACCACCGTTTGTAGGTAATACTAAGTCA